TTTCTGCCTTAATACGCAGTCAATTTAAATCCAGTGAATTCAGTGTTAGGACACATCGCAGTGATGATGTGGATCACGATATGGTTGTGGTATCTGGATTTTACGACCCTGATGCAGATTCTCAAGGTGATCCGCATACGGAGATAGTGTTAAATTATAATACACAGCAAACCAATATCACAGCCAGTAAAATAGATTGGAATCAGTTGGCATTTGATTTGGCTGAATGTGTGGGGCATGAATTAGTACATCGTGGCCAAAAGATTGGCAGGAAGCATAACGATTCTGATGAGCGTTCATACTATGGGTCAAAGAACGAAATCCAAGCATATGGTTTCAGTATTGCGGCTGAAAGTTTAGTATTCAAACGAGATATCACCGAATGTAGTATGTACCAATATTACAGTAAATTGTTTGACGGTGACGAAAGTATTATGTTAGAATTACGCGAACAAATAGTTAAATACTCGAGACAGTTGGAGGTCAACCATGAGTAAAGAAAGCACACAAGAAGATTTTGATATCAACGACATTTACGACACTGAAATTGGTGACGAAGATTATGGCTTTATTGTTGGTCCTGATGGCGAACTTAAGAGTGTCTTTACCCCAGAAAAACCTCCGTTTGAAACCCCAGAAAACGTACTAAAAATTTTAGCTATGTTTGGGATTAACGATATTGAAACTATCGAAACTGGGCCCACATTGCACTAAATGTTGCTTAGTAACAACACTTTAAACATCCTTTAGTAAAGGATCTTTTGGTTGACCGTTTAATCATTTAATAATATACTATTGAAATGATGACACAGAAACCACAATCCCAAAAACGACGCCGTCGCCAGGATACTCGTCATGCTGTTTATTGCATTACGAATATCCAGACTGGTGCCCAATACATTGGCATCACAGTTTGTGGTGGCCAAGTTAAACAAGCCTTAAAGGTTCGCTTTCAGAAGCACGTTCGCCGTGCCTTAACTGAGGGCAAGGACTGGAGTTTGTGTTGCAGTATCCGCGAACATGGCCCTGAAAATCACATTTACGAACTACTTGAAATCGTCCGTGGCCGCAAGCCCGCACACGCCCGTGAACGTGAAATCATCGCAGAATTAAACCCAGCATTGAACACAAAATGAAGATTATTAAATCAGACAAGCGACATCAATTCTACAATCAGGGTATGCGGATCATTCTGGAGTTTAATACCTTCTACAATGACCAGAGAAGCCATTACTGGCGAATTCGCGATCTTTTGGAATCCCAGTACGGCAGTGATAGCAGTTTTGATTATGTTAACAGACGGTGGGACCATAGCAATGAATGGAGGTCCGCAATCAAGAGTGGTCAGAGACGTTGTCGCAGGATTTTCCTTAAAGACGAGACCATGTTAAGTTATATACTATTAGTGTCTCCGGTAAATACTTGATGACGATCGATAAAAAGAATTTCTGCATGGCCCCTTTTCGTGAGGTGGTCATTGAAACTAACGGCACCCTAATCCCCTGTTGCGAATACAAATATCCAGCACCAAAATACCAGAGTCAAGAGGACTTTAGTGAATTTGATCAGTGGTGGGAATCTGACATGGGGCGATTGCGTGAGCAGATGCTGACTAATCAGCCCAATCCTGGTTGCGACTATTGTAAAAGCAAAGAGCAGATTCCAGGACAGAATCATTTGCGACACTACATAAACAACAAATATATGTTTGAGACACCTTGGATCAAACCTGTGGAGCCTCGCATTGAGTTTATGGAGATCCGCTTTGGGAATTACTGTAATCTAAGTTGTATTATGTGCGGTGCCTACGCCAGTAGCAGTATCGCCTCAGAATACATCAAGCACAAGGATACCTTTATAGAGCGTGGGTTTAAACTGCACAACGAATCCAGCCTAAAAACTGTTCGTTGGTGGGAAGAACCTGGTGCTCTGGATCGCTTGTATCGCATGGCTCGTGATGTCAAGTACATACACTTCACAGGCGGGGAGCCCATGATGATTCCCGAAGTCGTGGATATACTTAATGCTATGGATCCTGAGCGGGTAGTCAAGGTCAGTATGAACACAAACCTGACTAAATTTAACGAACGCATTTATACAGCACTCAGCCGCTTCCGTTTGGTACAAATTAATGCCAGTATGGAAGGAGTTGCAGAGCATAACGATTATGTCCGTTACGGGAGCCAGTGGAATCAATTAACTGAAGCCATTAATCGCCTTCGCTCTATGCCCAATGTAGATATATTGCCAGTCCACGTTTTACAGCACACAAGCATCTTTGCTCTGCCCAGACTAAAGGAATATTTAGTAAATGCTGGATTGCGTCTAAAGTGCAGCGAAGTGTATCACAACTCTGGACACGGTGTTTTAACCATTGACAGCGTCAGCCCAGCTGATGTTGACAAGTTTAAGGAATACTTAGTAACTAATCCTGATCCCACGTTTGAGGCCTGGGTTGCTAAGTATAACTTTAATCAAGAAAAACATCGTCGATATCGCGACTATGTCGCATTACTGGACAGCATACGAGGAACCAACTTCGATGCAGTTTTCCAGCCCACCTGGATGTTGTAAAAAAGCAACTTTCTGAATCAATTTAACCATTTATTGACCATTTAATCATTTAATACTATACTAATGATATGGTAGTAAAACATTTGGAGATTGATATGTTGAAAGAACGCGAATTAGATGCCAAACCAGCTGGTCGTTATGCTTATGCCGCAGCCATTGATGCTGATCGTTATAGCGACGAATGCCGTGCCCGTTTTACCGCCCAAGAGCGTGCCAAAATTGAGACGTTTAAAGACATCGTTACAATGGCTTACAGTTCTAAGACTTCTTTTATAAACTTCCGCAAGACAATGGCAGTTATCAAGTTGGTGGATTCCCAAGTTCGCGACCGTAAACTGGTCCGCGAAGTGGATGCGATCTGTGAGGAACGAGGCTACGAAAAAGTTCGTACCGCACAGGGCTTGATTATCCGTATGCCCAAGAAATGATTGACTAAAGATACCGCCAACCGTCTTTATTGACTGAACAGCGGTATCTTATACCTTCTGATGTCATGTTATATTTTATCGCAGCAGATTGTATTGTTTGATATACGATTCCGTGAGGATCGACGACAGCCCTCACCCGCCAATATTGATTTCGCCCCTTGAGTTGTTTGCTAATGGCTAACTTATGTTGATCAGTTTTTGGGCCAGGAGTCCCGTCACCACCGTCGGTTTTATTTCGTAGTATACCAGTACCAATATCTTTTCGCCCATACCACCTAATCATTTTTCGCTCTATAGCAAGAGCACCAATGTTAGTCAAACCACTTTCGATTATTACAATATTAGATATATTTGTTGGGGCATACACTTCACCCTTGCCTTTGATCCACGCCCGCTGACCGGATCCCTTCCCTATGTAATAAGGGGTACCGTCCTCACGCAAATAAGCGTAAACATAATATCCAGGTGGTGTTGAGTAACGAGAGTAAATACTCATGCTGACATTCCTTTACAATGTTAGAGTAGTTGGGATTGCCGTCCGCGAACTACACCTTTATTTATCCATATTTGACAAATAAATCATTTAATAGTATACTGTTATTATCGTAAACGAAACGGAGTACTGAAATGGCATTTATGGATCAAACCAAGAAAGCTAAGATTGCCCCTGCTGTTAAGGCTATCCTTAAGAAATATCACATCAAGGGCACTTTGTCGGTCAATAACCATAGTACTCTGGTTCTGAATATCAAATCTGGTATTATCGATTTTATCGGTAACTACAATACTACCTGTGGCAACAAGCTCAATAGCCCAGCCAAAGATAGTATTAACATCAACCCCTACTGGTACCATGAACACTTCTCGGGCCAGGCTCTGAAATGCCTGGACGAGTTGGTCCGTGCTATGAATTCTGGTAACCACGACCGTAGCGATATCCAGACTGATTATTTTGACGTGGGTTGGTACATTGATGTTAACATTGGCCGCTGGAACAAGCCATATGAGCTGGAAGCTCTGATTGCCTGAGGTGGCATATGAAACCAGAAACTATTTACACCAAAGTAACTTTTAGTGAATTTGACCATCGTGGAGGATACGGAAAATATCTTGATGCTCGCAAGTGGTGCACTGGACAGATCACAACACATAATGCATCATTAGCCAAGGGTGCGTCGGTGACATTTACAGTCAACAACACATTTGTTACCTCTGTAACTGATATACCTCTGGTTGCTATTCAAAGTGGTGCAACCATCGACAGTTATGCCATTTTAGTCACCCGTGTACAAGTCGGTAGCTTTAACATCACATTAACTAACAACGGTGCAGGTCCATTAACTGATACCATTGTCATCAACTTTGCTGTAATGAAGATTAGTTAATCAAACCAATTGACTTTACCCTTAGTGCTATAGTAACATATAGCACTATTCTTTTATAAATATACAAACTATGATACTTGGTCTTTTTACTCTTTTAATCGCAATTGCGATCAGTGCAGTATCAGCTTATTACAGTATTCTGGGACTTGTTGCCATTTTTGCAGCAGCGGCATTGCCAGTAATCATAATGGGCTCAGTATTAGAGGCTGGCAAGATTATGACAGCCGTCTGGTTACATCGTAATTGGGGTAGGGCTGGAGTAGCATACAAAATATATCTAGTACCATCAGTGGTATTTCTGATGTTACTAACAAGCCTTAGCGTATTTGGATTTTTGAGTAAGGCACATTTAGACCAGGGTGTACCAACTGGTGACATAGCGGCACAAATAGAATTAATTGATACTAAGATTCAAACACAGCGGGAGAATATCAATGCGGCACGTAAAGTTCTTACTCAGATGGATGGGGCAGTGGATGAAGTCCTTGCTCGAAGTAAAACAGAACAAGGTGCACGTAACGCCAATACACTCCGCAACCAGCAAGCCAAAGACCGCACAAAACTCCAGAATGATATTGGCGCGGCACAGAAAGAAATTGCAACGCTCAACGAGCAACGAGCAGTCGTCGCTAAAGACCTTCGGAAAGTCGAAGCCGAAGTCGGACCAGTCAAATATGTAGCGGCATTAATCTACGGCGACAATCCTGACGCCAATTTACTGGAAAAAGCAGTACGTTGGGTTATCATCCTTATTGTTGCCGTATTTGATCCGCTAGCTATTGTATTGATTCTGGCAGGCACTAAACAAATACAATGGGGTCTGGAAGATCGCCGAGCACGCCGAGAAGAAAAAGAAAAACCACAACGTGATGCTGAACTAATTGCAGAGTTACAGAGAACGGTAAGTAAATTACAAGAAGAGAATACAGAACTGTATGCTCAAGTAGAACGGTTAGTTGAACGCAATACTGCCCTTCTCACTGAATTAGATGCCATTAAAAACGCACCTAAACCTGAGCCTGCACCAGATCTATCAGCAGTCAATGCCGAATTACAGACTGTGGTTCCTGAAATTGATTATGAATCACTGATAGCCCAGGCCAATACAGCAACACAACAGGCACGTGAATCTGAAGAATTGTTAAAAGCCCAATTGCAGCAAGTCACAGCCCACGCTGAGGATTTAGTTCAACAATACTTTAATAAAGAAGTACAATATAAACAATTGTTATCGCAGTTGGAGCAAGTAAACCATGACCAAGAAATACAAGCTCAACTATTGACCAATAGTTTACAGCGCAACCAGGACGACGAGGCTACTATTGCCAGATTACATGATCAGATAGCCAATCTACAATCCAGAATCGATCAGTTTGCTGAAACACCAGTACCAGAGACAGTAAATCTACCCAAGTACGTTCCTGAACCAGTTCCAGAAACAGCACAGCCATACAAAGCACCCGCTGAACCAGAACCTGTGTTGATCACACGTATGTTTGTACCAACAACACCACCTGAGATAATTGAGCCGCCTGTGGCACCAGCACCACGTGCTGATTTTGGTACAGAATTTCCATCAAGTCCAGAAAAAGGCGATATGTTCCTACGTGTTGATTTTAATCCTAGCCGCCTGTTTAAGTGGAACGATCAGACCTGGATTCAAATCAACAAAAGCACCACAGATGCATATTCATACAACGATGCATATATCCAATTCTTAGACCAAAAATTGAGAAGTGGTGAATATGATTGGGACGATTTATCAAATTCAGAACAGCAACAAGTGGAATCTATTAGAGGAGGTTCAATTGGCTGATTTTCAAGAAGCAGAAGAAGTAGTTACTAATATCATTACACCACCTGATTTCGTGGATAATGAGAATCATACAGTAGTATTAGTTGACCCAAGTGCTGACGAACTTGATCATTTGTCGGAATTTTTCCGCAACGCTAGATTTAGTTACAATGTTTATGTCTATCGAAACGGTATGAACGACATTGATTGGCTGAATCAAGCTATTGCCAAGTCAGATGCATTTTTAGTCAATACTGCAATCAATGAATTAAGTCCCGTCAAAGATCGTATTGCCGAAAGCCGCAAGGCTTGGTACTATGGTCCTAAACGATTTTTAGGCAACAATAACAGTATCACGAGTCCAGAAAAATATTTTCAGGCTTACGAAAATAATATTAAATAACAATATGTCAACATTTAACCGATATCAAGATAAACCCAAAGGTGCCGCTGTAATAGTCCGTGACGACAAAGTCGAGCAGGCCCTACGCAAATTCAAGAAAAAAATCATGGAATCAGGCTTACTTCAAGAGCTTCGTGAACGTGAAACTTTTGTTAAGCCCACAACACGCCGTAAGGCGGCCAAAGCGTCAGCAAAACGCCGTTGGCAGAAAAAGTTGCAGGCAGACAGTTTGCCCAAAAAACTTTACTAATGCCTGAATTTCGTGTATAAATATAGATGTTAGTGCCGATAGCGGGCTAACATCCAAATGTCATATTTTGCTTATTAAAGGAGATATAAAATGACACAATTCACATTGAAAACCCTTGACTTGCCTACCTTACATCGTTCAACAGTCGGTTTCGATCGATTTTTTGACGAACTAAATCGCTCATTTGCATCTGCTCGTGGCGATGGCACTTATCCTCCCTATAACATTGCTAAACTGGACGAGACGCACTATGTGGTCGAAGTTGCAGTCGCTGGCTTTAAGGAAGATGAAATCAGTGCCGAACTAAAGGATGGTGTGTTAACCGTAACTGGTGAACAAGTCAAGCCTGAAGTTGAACCCACATACCTACACAAGGGCATTTCTGCCCGTAGCTTCACCCGAACATTTACTCTATCGCCAGATATGGAGGTTCGCGGTGCCACAGTAACTAACGGCATTTTGGCTATTGCTTTGGAACACGTCATTCCAGAAGAAAAACAGCCAAAGAAGATTGCTATTTCGTTCCAGAAGTAGTATACTAGCAGTTAGTAATACCCGGGGCAGAATCACCTGCCCTGGTACTTTAAACATCAATGATTATGGCAGACACAAATACCAAGACCAAAACAGAAGTTCGAGCACGTATCGTCCCCAAAGAAGATATTCCTGAACCCAAGAACTACAATGTTATCTATATCAATGATGACCGAACAACCATGGAGTTTGTGGTCGCCAGTCTAATGGAAGTATTTCATTACGCTGAAGAAAGTGCTACGGCACTGACTATGAAAGTACATGAACAAGGATCAGCTGTTGTAGCAACATTACCTTACGAGATGGCTGAACAAAAAGGAATCGAAGTTACATTGTTAGCCCGTAAAAACGGATTTCCACTCCAAGTTAAAATCGAATCAGAATGATTTTTAATAAGGTCAAAGAACTTAAACAACAAGGGCTGAAGATTGGTATCACCTTCAGTACCTTTGACCTGCTACACGCAGGGCATATTGCTATGCTCGCTGAAGCAAAAAATCATTGTGATTATTTGATTGCAGGATTACAAACAGATCCAACAATTGATCGACCTGATTCTAAAAATCCACCAGTACAGAGCATTGTAGAACGACAAATTCAACTAAGTGCAACACGCTTTGTTGATGAGATAGTAGTGTATCAAACTGAGCAGGACTTAGTTGACTTGTTGTTAATATTACCTGTGGATGTTAGAATACTGGGTGTTGAGTATGAAAGTAAAAATTTCACAGGTATGGAAGAATGCTACAATAGAAATATTGAACTAGTTTTTAACGGCCGAGATCATTCGTTTAGTAGTAGCAGTCTCCGCAAACGTGTAGTAGCTGCCGAAAGCCACAGAATTTTATCCAACTCTTAATTTAAGAATTATCCATGGACATAATGCTTGACCTTGAACCATTAGGTACAAAGTCCGATACCGTTATCCTAACTCTTGGTGCTGTAAAATTCAATCCATTCAGTCTTGAGATGCCGGGGCCTGGCTTCTATGTTCGTCCCAATGTGGACGAACAGTTGGCTCGTGGTCGTAGCTATAATGAAGACACATTAATATGGTGGACTGAGCAAGCAGACGATGTTCGAGAGGAAGCACTTGGTGAGGAAGGTCGCATTAGTATAGAACAGATGATGGCTGATCTCAATCGTTTCCTAGTAGGAGTAGATTGTATCTGGGCACAGGGCCCGGTATTTGACATTGCTATACTGGAAAATCTTTACTACCAATACGGATGGCCCTGCCCCTGGCATCACTGGAAAATCCGTGACAGCAGAACACTTTTTGGTGTACACGGTGATCCACGTGAAAAGAACAAAGAAGGATTGCATAATGCTCTAGAAGATTGTGTAAGTCAGGCACAAGGCGTTCAATTAACATATAACAAATTAGGACTAAAAAAGCAATGAATCCGTCAGATATTAAATGGAACACTATTCCAACAAAGACAATTAAATTATCAGATTTATCAAGACCCAGTGAAATTATGAATTTAATGTCCGGTGTGTCTCGATATGTATATCGAATTAATTACAAGGGATTGGTGTTAAAATATGGAATGAGTGCCCCACAAGCATATTCAATGGAATGGGGCGAGCGTGTATATCGACAAGTAGCCCACGCACGAAGTTGGGGTAAGTTAAGAATCAACGGATCCAGTGGTTCGGATTGGTTAGAAATCGAACATGATTTTAAAAAATTATATAAAAAGAAAATACACCACAAACACTTAGTTGTTCATATTTGGGATTTAACGAATTATGAGTTTGTTACTATAGATCCCAGAACAGAAATCGAATATATTGAAAGTTATTTAATCTTACAATATGCCAATTTGGTAGGTGAGAAACCAATTGGGAATATTCATGATGAAGATAACAATTTATATAAACCAAGTATTAATAGAACTGTGATGGACACGTTATTTAGTACCCAAGACGCTGTTTAATTTCGGACCAGTCCATATGGCTGTGATTGATGTAGTTTATTGCTACACTATCACGGCCTTTATTATGGTTGATTAGACAACGTCGAAAATTATCCACCATTTCATCGATAATCAATCTTTTAAAATTTCCACCGTAAAACCAGTTGAAATTGTGATCAAGTATTTCAGACATTTCAGAATACATGGTGTCCAATTGATCCTGTGGTAGATTACATAACTTTTCAATCTCAGCAACGATCATTGCCATACGTTTAACTGGATCAGATTCCTGATCATAACTTTCATCAATCCAACGATCAAACGTCTGGAATCCATAACTCTTTAAATATGCTAGGTTTCCTGGTGCCGCGACTAGAATAAAAGGGCGTTTTGCAACAATGGGTTTAAACACTTTTTCAGTCAGATGTTGTTTTTCATCGTAATATATTGTTTCTGTTACAATATGCCATAATCCCTGGGCCAGTACATCTAAATCGTCATTGGCACTTAATGCTCCGTGATGATCATCAGTGTCAATAATCAATTTGGGCGGTGTCGGGAGCATAGTCTTGTATATTAATTTTTTGTCGTCACGATGCAACAAGCTAGTATTATCAAACAATTCACCGGTGATCTTTTTTAATATCTCATGTTGGCTCATACTGATATAACCTCGTTTGTCTAGACCGCGATCTATTAGATGTGCTATCATTGCTAGACGATAACTTCGCTTTTCAGTATATAAGTTATTAAATGATATAAATACTCGTGAGTATTGTTTAATTGGCTTTCTATAAGGTATGTTACCAAACCAATCCAATGCTGCGAATCCGTGATAAAAGTAATACCAGTCATGAAAGTTGTCGAGTGTTTTTAGAAAGTTATTTTTCTCCTTACTATGTTCGCTGTTAGCAAAAACAAAAAAATCAGGAATAAAATGCTTCATGGAATAATGATACAGGCCTTGTTGACAACTGGTAGTCCATTTTTTAAAACTTGATTGTTGATTTTTGTATTTTGTGTAGTCCCAGATTTGTGATGCTGCTGAAGTAAAAATGGGTTCCTGATCATAGGCTACAACGGTATTCATATAAGGTTCATAAACATCATTTTGGTCCGTCATTATAAAATGTGCATCAGATGGGTTAGTGCTACCAAATACTTTAAAATACATGTAATTTATATCTAGCGGACGCAGAAGATTGTCGTAAACAATATCGTAGAATTTTTCCAGGGAGAACATAATTGAAAGTAGGATTTATCGGATTAGGGAAACTGGGTATGGCTTGTGCTGAAGTAATGGCTACTCATTACGACGTAACTGGCTATGATATTTACCCTAAGACTAGCAATACGGTCAAAATATCAGACAACTTGCGTGGAGCAGTTACTGGCAAGGATATTGTTTTTGTAGCTGTACAAACACCACATGATCCGGTATATGGTGGTAGTGAACCAATCTCCCATTTACCCAATCGTGATTTTGATTACACAGTGGTCAAAGATGTATTAACACAAGTCTCAGCCTGGACTGCACCAGAAACACTAGTAGTATTAATCAGTACAGTATTGCCTGGAACAACACGCAAACAATTAGTCAATTTAGTAACAACAGGGCGTTTTGTTTATAATCCATATCTTATTGCCATGGGATCAGTAGAATGGGATATGGTTAATCCCGAAATGGTTATTATTGGTACGGAGGATGGATCACTGACAGGCGAAGCGCAAATATTGATAGATTTTTACAAGACATTGATGCAGAATGATCCACGTTACGAAGTTGGTACATGGGACGAAGCAGAATGTATTAAGGTATTCTATAACACCTTCATTTCCGCTAAGATTGGCCTTGCGAATATGATACAGGATGTTGCCGTTAAACAAGGCAATATTGATGTAGACATTGTAACCAACGCTCTTGCGAGATCTAACATGCGTATTATGGGACCTAAATATATGACAGCAGGGATGGGCGATGCTGGACCTTGCCACCCACGTGACAACATTGCACTACGCTACCTAGCAGAAGAATTAGACTTGGGTTATGACCTGTTTGATGCTATTATGTCAGCTCGTGAGATACAAGCCCGCAACGTGGCCTTGGCTGTTGAACGTGAAGCATTTGCCACACAGCTACCCATCTACATTCATGGCAAAGCATACAAACCCAACGTCAGTTATATTGATGGTTCTTATAGTTTGCTAATCGGTCATTACCTAGAAAAAGAGATGGGTTGCAAAGTAACTTATATTGATCCACTCACTGAGCCCAGTGTACCAGATGAAATATGTGGTGTAGTATTACTAGCACATAACAGTCAGATTACATATGGTTATACTGGGCAAGATACCGAACAAAAATTATATACACGCATTGCTAGCGGTAGTATTGTTATTGACCCGTGGCGCAAATACAAAACAAATGACCCATCAATAAAGGTAATACATTATGGCAATACACGGCTTTCTTAAATATCATATTGATCCAGTATGGGATGACTCGTATAAGAGTTTAGACTATACACAAGAGCCATTCAACGATCCCGTTAGTCAAGCACTCTGGGAGTCACAAGGATATGGTCCTAAATTTACTGGTGCTATGTGTGACATGCGTAAGGCCCAACCAGTCTGGAATGATTTCTTCTTAGGTTACTTTACTGAACGTGGTTGGCGAGATATTGGAACCAGTTACTATCGTATGGATACTGGAACTGTATTACCAGTCCATAGTGACTTATATAAACGTTATGTTGAACTACACAACCTACAGGGACAAGAGCACACTATCTGTCGTGCAATTGTATTTCTAGAAGAATGGCAATCTGGGCATTACTTTGAGATCAATGGTTGTAATATCAATCACTGGATGCGAGGGGATGTTATATCTTGGTCATACGATACACCACACATGGCCGCAAACATTGGTCTTACCCCTAGATATACTTTGCAGATAACAGGACATCTATGATCAGTAGTTATAACGAATGGGATCCACTTAAAAGCATAGTTGTGGGATCAGCAACAGGGGCACATTGGCCTAGCGAAGACCCAGTGTTCAAGCTAGAGGCAGAGAATACACTATGGAAGGAGACGCCAGTTCCAAGCGGACGAGTACCACAGCATATCATTGATGAATCCAATGAAGATTTACAGACGCTTGTAGACACATTAGTTGATATGGATATAGAAGTAATACGTCCCTGGGATATGGATTTCCACAAAGTCCATGGAATGTATAATTATTGCCCACGAGATCGCTTACTAATCGCAGGAGATACCATAGTTGATACTGCTATGATGTATCCGTGTCGCGATGTGGAGATTTATAACCTACGAGAGGTAACCAGCCGCCCCAGTAAATTTTTACGTATGCCACGTGGGCAAGGCATGGTATTGGATGCCGCCAATATAAGTCGTCTTGGTGATACTTGGTTGTTCCTGGAAAGTGCTAGTGGCAATCGCAAAGCATATGATTGGTTGTGCGAACAATTCCCCAACATCAATATTGAGTTGTGTAATTTTTATGCTGGTGTACACATTGACAGCACTATTACACCATTGCGTGAGGGTTTGGTTTTATTAAACGGAAGTAGAGTCAATGAAGACAATTTACCCAAGGCACTTAAACAATGGGATAAAATCTATGTCAATGATGTGATACCGCAAGGGTTTTATCAATACCCTTATGCCAGCAAGTGGATTGCTTTGAATATGTTAGTAATTGATCCACATACTGTCATTGTCGATAAACATCAAATAGAACTAATAGAAATACTAGAACGTTGGAGTTTTACAGTTATTCCTCTTGAATTACGTCATAGTCGCACGTTAGGTGGTGGATTCCATTGTGTGACACTGGATTTGATACGTGATCCTAATAAATAATGGATAGTTTAATGGAATCACACGATGTCAGATTTTATGAAGGTTGGAGCGGCGAATTTTCAAGCATGTATTAGTGGCCCTAAGATGAGCGATACCGCCGCAAAAAAGCAAGAGATAATTGATACTCTAGAAATGTATCATAATCTATCGCCTGTGAGCATTTTATTTGTGGGATTTAGTACGTTTATGTTTGCTCAATACAATGCGAACCTATACGCCACTGAGCTAACTGATGAAACGCAAGAATACCTAAAGGCACAGGGAATACAATACACATATATTCCTAGAGCTGAATTAAAGAAACACCAAAAGAAATTTCAGGTCGTAGTTGCGGTGGACGAGTTTTTCACATACGCAGATACTGATCAAGCACAACGAGATCTAGTTGCTGAACTTTCTAATCTAACATCAGAATATATCATAACTACATTACGGGACTATAAAAACCAAGATTACCGTGATCGTGAATTTAGTCAACCAGCAGCCATGCGTTCTGCCGATAGTAGTACTATATTTCTTGAAGCACACGAAACAAGCCAGCAAGATCGCAATGTCTGGTCCAGTACTATATATCAGATTTCCAATCCCGGAAACGAACTAAGTACTTACGGAGCATTTAGTCGTAGAGCAATGTTTTTCAAACAACTGGCCAAATTCAGCATTGATGCTGGTGCCAGTAACTTCTTAGTACATAAGAATCTTATGTATAAGAGTCTAATTAAGAAAAATTACGAACACGTAATAACGATAAAATTCAATTAAAATGGCAACTAACGAGACTTTCGATAAACTAATTCAAGACCTAACAAAAGATATAACAGTACAAGTACATGCCCAAGTGCATTCAGCGATCGCGGGCATGGTACAAACTACCATTCGTGAAATGGTCAATACTGAGACTATTAAGGCAGCGGTCACTGATTGCGTGAACAGAAATATAGATCAATATCGCCCTGATATGTCTCTATTTGATGCACGTATAAAATCTGCCAGCGATGCTGTTACTAATTCATTCAATGACCGCGCCGATAGATTGGTCATTGACTTAGTCAACCAACACGTAACCAATGCAGATATACCCAATATGATTCAGAGGCAAGTTTTGTCACAGATCAGCGGACGTCCTGGTAATACAGTATTTCCCGACGGTAGTATACCAGGATCGGCATTGGATATCGCATCAGTTCGCTTATCAGGAGATAATGTCTCTGGTGGTGTGATAAAGAAATTCTCTAGTGTGGGTATTGATGATCAGGCATCTAGTTGTAAATTAACTATTATGGATCAGGGTGTGGTATTTGAAAATACTCTATATGCGCCCAAGATGGAAGTTCGTGGAGATTGTGTTGTTGATGGAGCCCTAGTAATCCGTGGTGGGATGGACAGCAATAGCGAAGCATTTAAATCTATTGTAGACCAGACAGTTAGCATTGTTGCCCACAATACAACATTATTGGATAGCCATCAAAATCGGGTATTCGAACGTATACGTACAGAAGGCATAGAGATTGGAAAATTGATTGTTGATGGTCGAGAGATCATCGAAGGTAGATCATTAACCACTGCTATTATAAACAGCCATTTAGAAACTGTTGGTGTTTTACGTGATTTACAAACTCAAGGTGAAACTCTGTTAAGTGAAGCATTGTATACGGCCAATCGTCGCGTTGGTATTAACACAATGGATCCAGCAACAGCGTTAAGTGTATGGGATGAAGAAGTTGAATTTGGTATCGGCAAACAACAAAAGGATGTTGGTCGCATCGCTACTCGTCGTGAACATACATTGGTGTTGGGCAGTAACGGTCACGACAATATCAAACTGTCTCCAGATGGATTAGTGTTAGTTGATAAAATTCGAATTGGCAACATGACATTTGGTAGTAGCCCGAGCGCACCTAGTTATTCAGCACCTCGAGGAACGGTTATATTCAATGAGAACCCCAATGTCGGCGGGCCAATGGGTTGGGTAAGTTTAGGTGATGCTCGTTGGGCTAACTTTGGTATAATTGACTGATAATCCAATTAATGCTATTATTAGCATACACTTTATAGGATTATTATGGCTCCACTTATCAGTCTTATTTTACTTGTCGCCTGGATTGCTGGTGTAGTTTTAGCTAAAGGATTCTTTAGTACACTGGCGGCAGTTCTATTCCCGCTCTGGGGATATTATCTCGTAGTTGAACATCTAATCACAAAATTTCTATGAAAATAGGATTCGCTTGCAAGTGGATTGATCGTCCTGACCAAGTCAATGGCATCAAGCCCACTGATGACTGCAAAAAATATAACACTGGCGGTACTACTGTAGCTTGGCTCAATCGTCAAACTAAGGGTACTGCTGAAGAAAAATTATGGGACTTAATGAAAGGTAACATTGAGTCCGTCTATCAACTTGTTAACAAAGTAGGAACGCTAGATGAGCACCTTCGTATGGTTCGTATTGGAAGTGATATATTACCAGTCTATACTCACGCTGATTGGAATTGGTTTTGGCGTCAGCCTGACGTTGTCCGTTATGCTGAGACAGCGTTCGCTAAAGTTGGCGAGCTTGCTCGCCGGCGTGGTGTCCGTCTTTCTTTTCATCCAGGCCAGTTTGTCGTTTTGGCTAGTGATAATCCAGACATTGTTTCTAGATCAATAGAGGAATTCGAATATCATGCGCAAATGGCGGCTTGGATGGGGTACGGACAACGTTTCCAAGATTTTAAAATCAATGTCCACATTGCCGGCAGGCAAGGACCCGAAGGTATCAGAGCCGTTCTCAGCAAACTCAGTCCTGAAGCTCGCAATACAATCACTATCGAAAACGAAGAAAACGCCTGGGGGTTAGATGATTGTCTTACCATTAGTGATATTGTTCCTATTGTGCTTGACGTACATCATCATTGGTGTCGTGAAGGGGTATACATTGATCCAACTAGTAACAGCGTTAAACGAGTGGTTGATAGTTGGCGTGGTGTACGCCCTACTATGCACTATAGCGTTAGTCGAGAAGATTGGTTAACAGGTCATTGCCCCAATACTCGTCCTGACATGACCACTTTGTTGGCCAATGGTCATAAGAAACAAAAATTACGAGCACATAGCGACTTTTATTGGAATACAGCAGTAAACGATTGGGCAAAGGAATTCGCACAAGACTTTGACATCATGTGCGAAAGTAAGGCCAAGAACTTAGCCAGTCGTGTATTTGCTGATTATGTAGTTACTTGTAAAAGTGATTCCCAAAAGGCTGTTTGAACAAGTTATACCAATCATACGAGTACATACGGTCAAAATTGTGATTAACTATGTCAGCCACACGAGATAATATATCTCCTTGATCTTGAGAACACAACCATGTTACTTGTTCTAATGCGGCTTGGTGGCGTTCTACTCGATTTTCAATTCCATCATAATCTTCATTGATGATGCCATGAAATGTCTTAAATCCTAATCTACGTAACCCAGCCAATGCCCATTGATTACCCAATATGATAAACAATCGTCTTGCTAATATGGGTTTAACAGTTTTTTCTGTATAAAAAACAAAATTGTTATCGTAATTTGTTTCACATACCAGACTATAAGCAGTTTGATTATATATTTCAATGGGAATAATTTGACTCAATGCGATTGAATATCCGTGATATTTTACTGGATCCACAGTCCAACTATGTTGCATAACTTGATCCATATTTTCAATACCATCGGTACCCCACATCCATTGAGCATCAGTCGCTGATACAAAATCCATATGATTGGCATTCATATAAGTTACCAAACATTTGTCTGCTAGTCCATTATTTTGTATATGTTCGTAAGCCATATCTCGGTGAGGTTTTTTCCTTCCCAATAGTGCATCGAACATTAATGGTTTAGTTTCGTGTGGCCTAAGGCTGTACAATAAAGATGGTTTTACATATTTGTAAAAATACACAGTGGTGGTAAACCAATCCATAAATTTATCTACCCATGCACGATCCATACGAAAGTGCAGATAACCACATATGTAATATATTATTTTTTCGTGATCATTTCGGCGGATGAAGTCAACAGTTCTTTCATGCAGTTCACTACCAATGATTAGAACTAAATCAACTTCAGATAATATTTGAGCCAATTCTTTCTCTACGCTGTCGTTATAGGGATATGGTATTTGATAACAGGCAATTTTTCTACCTGGCACGGATAACAATATATCCAAACTGTGACAAAAAGTCCAAGAGTCTGGCATATGATTTCCAGAAACTTGGACTAGATGATAACGAAAAAAGCTAGAGCTATGCTCGGGACAATATATCGTAACGTTTTTCACTTCTACGATTACTGAACTGGCTTTTTAGTTACTGGCGATCTTTTTGCTGCTGGTTTTTTGGCGGCAGGTGCGGCTGGCTTTTTAGCTGGAGCCTTCTTTGCAGCTGGTTTCTTTGGTGCTGACTTTTTAGCTGGCACCTGAGTTACAGCATCAGTAATCTGTGGATTAACTGGGGCTGGTGCAGCTTTAACTTCTTCAGCCTTTGGTGGCGGAACGAAAGCCGCTGGTGCTTCTACTTTATATGGGGCTTCTGCTTCTGGGGCCTGCGCTGGCTTACCAAAAAAGAATTCCTTGATTGCTTTAAACATCTTGATCTCCTCGAGTAGTTGATGTATAGATATTTATATGCAGTTAATTTGCTCAGAATATTTGTATTTTTGTGCATCGCAACATATAATAGATAAATAAATGTAGGGATGCCGAATAGCTCGGGCCCACATTAAACATTTCGTCTAAAGGAGAAAATAATGTTTACATTTGAATCAATAGTTGAAGCCTACACAAAAGGCGCAAAGCAGTTAAACAGTTTCGTTACACACGCCGAGTTCCGCAAGAACTTAGATTCGCTAGTGGACAAACAAGCAGAATTTGCTAAGAGCTCGTTTGAATCGGGTACAAAAGTTGCAAAATCTGTACAAGATTCAGTCGCAAAAATGTTTGCTAAGTAAAACGAATTGCCCTGGTATTTCCAGGGCTTTTTCATGAATAAAATAACAAAATATAAATAAGAGTATATTAGGAGTATTTTATGCAATACGTAATCAAAGCCACCAAGCCAGGAGCAGTATTTCCTGATGCAACGGCAGCCTGGCAGGATAGACAGTCGGGATTCGGTGAGGAATTATTAGCAAGTTTCAGAAAAGTCGACACAAAGTATGGTGTAACTAATTCTCTTTCTTGGGATCAGGATTTACATACATTAACCATTGCCAAAGTATTTCCAGCGAGCACTTCAATTGAAGATGCAGAAAATTATACTTTTGAACTTAGTTCACTATCACATGTTGATCACGTCAATGGTTGGGATCGAATTTCGTCAATCATTGAATAATTTGTTGTAATAAAACAACACCCTACTCTGCCTCTCGTAGAAGCACACTTTAGAGGGTTACTCGGGCCACAGTAATGTGGCCTTTCATTTGACTGAAAATTCATTTAATACTATACTGATAATACTTAAAAAGGAGCAGTAAAATGACGTTGGTTACTTTCGCCAATTACGAGCAGGTATTATATGACGGTGCTATAATCATTTATGGCCATTATAACGGAACTGTACGTGCTGATCCAG